CTGTTGGTTATGCGGACTTGCCATTGACTACACGTTGCCCCATGACGATGACATGGCGTTCACGGTTGACCACGTCAAGCCATGGTCAACCCATCCCGAACTACGGGAGGACCCGGGCAACCTGGCCTCCGCTCATGCCCGATGCAATAAGCAAAGGGGCAACAAACCGCCACCCTTGAGTCTTGGCCTACTTTCCCGGGCCTGGTGACCTCTCCCGCGCCCTCATGGCCTCCAGCGGAGGCCACCGGGGGGTAAGGGGGTCAAAATCCCTGGCCCCCGGGGGCTAGGGCCACTTTGCCGGCAGTGATCCCTCTCCCCCCGGGCACCTACCCGGGGTCACGCGTGCGCGTGATTATCGTCTAACTGTTATGGACGGTGCAAGGGGACGCCGGCGGGTTACACAAACGGGCCGGCATTACAGAAACGCCGGCGGATTACACAAACGGGGGCCCGTCACAGAAACGGACCCCGATTACACAAACGGGGCCGCGTTTAACAAACGGCCCCCGGCGGACCCCGATTACACAAACGGCCCCCGGTTATACAAACGCCGGCGGATTACACAAACGGGGGTGGGTTTGTGGACATTTGGCAAACCACCAATGACGCCATATCGGAGGCGGTCCGGGCCGGCATCATCACGCCCATGGATGAGGGGGCCGTGGCGGTCCTCCGGATGCTGGCCGAAACCCTGGACCACCCGGACTTTCCGAACATTGACGGGAAATTCGATAACGTTTCCCAATCCCTCTACCTCAAATTTTGCGAATCCTTGGGGCTAACGCCGGCGGGCCGTGACCGGCTCCAAGAGAAAAAGGACCGGGGGGGTGGCAAGCTTGCCCAACTCCGGAGTATCCAAGGTGGCACCGCGGCGAAAGCCGGCGGCACGAAAGCCGGCCCCGCGAAAGCCGGCACCACGCGCCGCGGTAAAGCCGCTAACGGGGCATGAGGTCCCCCGGGTATTTACCCCGCCCCTCCGGAAATTGACCCCGCGGACGTCCGCCGGCTTTGCGTGCATCGAATTCGCGGAAAGCCTGTTGGGCCTGGTCCTGTTCCCGTGGCAAAAGTGGTTCCTCATCCACGCCCTGGAACTTATGCCGGACGGGACGTTCCGGTTTCGTACCGTGGTCCTCCTGGTGGCCCGGCAGAATGGTAAGTCCACCATTGCCCAAGTCCTGGCCCTGTTTTTCATGTATGTTCGCCGGGCCGGCCTCATCATCGGCACGGCCCAAAACCTGGACATTGCGGAGGAGGTTTGGGCCCAAACCGTTGAAATTGCGGAGGATTGCCCGGAACTGGCCGCGGAAATCAAAAAGGTAAACCATACCAACGGCAAAAAGTCCTTGGACCTTGATTCCGGCGAACGCTACAAAGTCCAAACGGCCAGCCGGCGCGGTGGCCGTGGTTTGTCCGGGGACCTCATCCTTTTGGATGAGCTCCGGGAGCATCAAAGCTGGGAGGCGTGGGGGGCCATTACGAAAACCACCATGGCCCGGGCCATGGCCATTATCCTGGCGCTTTCGAACGCCGGGGATGCAAGTTCCATCGTGCTCCGGTACCTCCGGAAAATGGCCCATGCCGCCGTGGGGGACCCGGACGGAATCAACGCGGAGGGCCTGGCCCCGGACCTGGTGGAGGCCCTACCGGCGGACATGGAGGACGCGCCGGCGGAGGACGAATCCTTGGGCATCTTCGAATGGTCCGCCCCGCCGGGCTGTTCGTTGGATGACCGGGACGGGTGGGCGTGGGCTAACCCGTCCCTTGGTTACGCCATTACGGAAAGGGCCATTGCCTCCGCCCGCAAGACGGACCCCGAATGGGTGTTCCGTACAGAGGTCCTATGCCAATGGAATGACGGGACCAATGAGGGCCCGTTCCCTCCGGGGTCATGGGAGGCCGGCCAGGACGTGGCGTCCGCCATTCCGGCGGAGTCCCCGGTGACCTTTTGCATTGATACCGAACATGACCGGACCCGGGCCTTTATCGCCGCCGCTGGCCGGCGGGCGGACGGGGACGTCCACGTGGAAATAGTGGCGGCACGGTACGGCCAGGATTGGACCGTGGATTGGGTGGCCGAACGGGCCAGCCCGTCCCGCAAGGTCCGGGTGGTGGTACAGGCCAGGGGTGCCCCGGCGTCCGGGCTTATCGCCGCGCTCAACGAATTGGAAAACGTCACGGTGGTGGAGTGGGGCGGATCGGACCTTGGGTCTGGTTGCGGCAAGTTCTATGACGCCGTCAAGGCCCACCTTTGGGCCCCGGACGTGGCCCAAGGCGAAACCGCGGAGGACCAGCCCGTCCGGGTTTGGCACCTCCCGCAACCCGTTCTAGACCTTGCCGCCGGCACCGCGGTAACCAAGCCCCTTGGGGACGCGTGGGTCTGGAACCGCAAGGGGTCACCATACGGCGCGGCCCCGCTCATGGCCGTTACCGGGGCGGCGTGGGACGTGCTCCAGCCCGTGGAAATCGCGCCGGTATCGGCATACGAAACCGGCACCCTAATGGTGGTTTGAAAGGACGGCCCGCCGTGGCTCTAGTAGCTTTGCAAGTTTTGGTGGTGGCCCTGGTGGGGCTGGCCGCGGTCCTGGCCATTGTCCGAATGGCCACGGATTGGGCCTATTCCTGGCGGACCCTGGTTGCCCAAAGGGTGGTTATCAATCTCAAGTCCGGGCGCGGCCTGGACGGGCTGTTGGTCCGCAAGGCCGGGGACCTGTTGTTCCTCCGGAACGCCACCGCCCTGGAGCCGGGTTCCACCCCCCAAGCGGTGGACGGTGAGGCCGTCATCCAAAAGCGAGACGTGGACTTTATACAGACATTGGACCGGGGGGTGTAGGCCGTGGCGTTCGTTGTATCTCAAGGGGCTTTGCAAGGTTTGTCCCGGCCCGCCGCCCTGCCGGCGGCACGGCTCAAGCTGGCCGCGGACTACACCGCGGACTATGCCGCGATTTGGCGGACCCAAGGGGCGGTCCGGACGGTCATTGACTTTTTGGGCCGGAATATTGCGTCCCTTGGCCTCCACCAATTCCAGCGGGTAAGCGACACGGACCGGCAACGGGTCACGGATTCGGACCTTATCCGGCTACTCAACCAGCCCAACCCGGGGACCACCCGTTACCGGCTGTTGGACGCCCTGGTCCGGGACTACGGGATTTATGACCGGGCCTATTGGCTCAAGATGAAAGGCCAGGGCCAGCGGTACCTTTTGCGGCTCCCGCCGGCACGCGTCACCCCGGTGGGGGATTCGTGGCTTTGGCCGGAGGCGTTCGAATTCACCGGGTCCAAAGGCAAAAAGACTTTCGCCGCGGAGGACGTGGTCCACTTCCGGGGCTATAACCCGGACGGGGACCTTGGGGGCCAGCCGCCCCTTGAGTCTTTGCGGTCCGTCCTGGCGGAGGAATATGAGGCGTCCCGGATGAGGGAAAACACCCTCCGGAACGGGGCCCGGGTTTCGGGCTACCTGGAACGCCCGGTGGGTGCCCCGGCCTGGTCCGAACAGGCCGCGGACCGGTTCCGGAATTCGTGGCGGTCCCAATACTCCGGAACGGGAGCTCAAGCCGGCGGGACGCCGATTCTTGAGGACGGCATGAAATTTGTTGCGGCCTCCCAAACCGCGGAACAACTCCAGTATGTGGAGGCCCGCAAGCTAACCCGGGAAGAGGTGGCCGCGGCGTTCCATATCCCGCCGCCCATGGTGGGCATCCTGGACCACGCCACCTTTTCGAACGTCAAGGAACAACACAAGTTCCTTTACCAAGACACCTTGGGGCCGTGGCTGTCCATGATCGTGGAGGAACTGGCCCTCCAGTTGCTCCCGGACTTTCCGAACATGGACGGCACTTACCTGGAATTCAACCTGGCCGAAAAGCTCCGGGGCGACTTCTCCGAACAGGCCGCGCAAATCCAAACGTCCGTGGGTGGTCCGTGGATGACCCGCAATGAGGCCCGGGCGCTTAATAACCTGCCGGCCATGGAGGGCGGGGACGAATTGATAGTCCCCCTCAACGTGGTGGAGGGCGGGCAAGCATCCCCCACGGACTCCGCCCCAAAAGCGGTGGGGCCGGGCCGGGGTCATAAAGCGGCCCGCCCGGTCCTCTACAAAGCCGGCGAACCGGACGCGGACACCATGGACCAGGTGGTGGGCGTCTATGAGGCGTTTTTCAAACGTCAAGGGGATTCGGTCATGTCCGCCATTGGGGCCGGCGGGTC